GAAGTTGTAGACCTAACTTAGCAGACTCTAGGTTAGCAGCAGCGGCATCACGTCTAGCCTGATAGCCAAGTAAGCCAGACAATAGAACGCTTCCCAATGACAAGCCTAGCGCCTTACCAGTGCTCATAGTTGGAGTAATCATCTGCGGCATAGACTGAGCTAATGATGCACCAGCGATGCCATAAGGAGATTCTATAGGAGCGTATTTGAGCCCTTGCAATGCTGCTAAAATATCTTCTGCTGCCATATCAAGCCTTTCGTCCTAATTGCGCTCCGTATATTGTTCCAAAGGATTGCGCGCCGCTTTGTAATCCCGTTGCAACAGGATTAACTTGCGCTCCGCCTGGAGCATAGCGTTGCATCAGTTGCTGATCTTGATACTGCTCAAAAACATTAGGCTGTTGTGCTCCACCACCGCCACGAGACATTCTAGCAACACGCTCTTGAGCTGCACGATTCAAAGCGTTTTGTCTGGCTTCAAACTGCTGTTGCTGTCCAAGAGTCTGCATATTGTATTGCTGCGCCACATTAGCCTGGTATGGGAACATATACGGTTCCATAACCTGACCAGGCAATAATGCTGCACCTGTAGCCTGTTGGAAGCCCTGCTGCTGAACGCCTTGAGCTTGCTGCCATGCTTGGTTCTGAGCTTCTTGACGAGCCTGGTTCTGAGCATCCTGCATCTCACGAAACCGACGCTGGTAAAGCTCTCCACTTGGGGACCAGCCTTTGTTAGCAGCTTCTTGATCTAGTGCTTCTTTCTGCTGTGCAAAAGCTCGCTCATTACGCAGGTTGAACTGATTCATTGTGGCTTCATAAGCCTTGTTCATTTGGTCATTAAACTGAGGCTCATACTGTTGCTGAAACGTTTGTGGATTAAAACTACGAGCATAGTCGGCGTACTGCTTGTATAAATCCTCGCCCATCTGCTCTGGACTTGGTCCAGTTGGCTGAGTCGTAACGGTCTCTGTCGGCTTTGGTGCTGGCTTATACTTGTTTACCGTAGGGCGAGTCTTTTGCCCTTTAAGGACGTTGCCGTACTGGTCCTTGTACTGACCTGCACCGATACGGGTCCACTTGCTAGCACCAGTGTCTTTTGTTGCTTCTTTTGACGGGTCTTTGCCCATCGCTGTTACTTTTGCAGCCATAGTTTATACCTGTCCACCTAAATCAAATCTAACCTCAAACCCAAAGATTTGGCACCCGCTGTTTTTAACAGAACCACCGAATCTAACAGCAGCACAATGCCCCTGCCCCTTAACAGCAAATCTATCAAATATATATTCCTCATCGCTCGACCAAGCAGGAGCAGTAACTGCTGGCACTAATGTAAATGGAGGAATTGGTAGATACGTCCCTGGAGCAACACCCCAAGGTGTGTAGGTAGGACTGCCACCAGTGCTCCCCCATGGCGTAAATGTACCAGGTGCAGTAGTAACATTAGTAACCACTGGCGCTCTCTTAAAGTCAGTGTCTAAACCCAATGCAAGTTGTACGCCCTTTTTAGCTTTGAATAATGGGCGAATATCTTTGAACGCTTTGTAATTGCCTCTAGCATCGTAAAAGCTAAAAGCAGTTCTACCAGCAAATGTTATGGGTTGCCCTGTATCTGTAGAAGTAACGGCGTCAGCATGACCTGTCTCGCCCTTCCATAACTTGCCGTCTATCCCACCATAATAGGGAAACGAGTTAAACGTAGCGGCCTGAGCGCAGTCGCTACCATCGTAAAGCTTAAACGTTGTCCAACCTTTAGTGTCGATGCTGTAAACTAAAAAGAAATTAGACGTAGAACTTTCAGGAATGTTGAAATAAATCCTTCGTCCCTCTGGCCAGAAAAATCCATACCAACTATGGTCAAACGGAGTTACGCTTGCATATTGAGAAACGATAGAGTTTACACGAGACGAAAAGAAGTTTAACGCCGCCTCTGGATCGTTTTCAAACAATGCAGATAAAGGAACAATTCCTTGCTTTGTAATAATCCAAGTGTCTTGGTTTACCCGTACAAACGACCGATAACCAAGAGGATGCCCAATGTAGAATCGTGCTACTTGCGTCCAGTTATCAGCATCAGGAGCATCACCGCTATACATAATAATCTCGCCTTCTGAGCTAATGGCATAGAAGTATTCTGCCGCTGTCGAAGCTGTCTGATTGGTATATGAACCAGTCCAGAGAAGATACCCACCACGAGTAAGGTTGTAGGCTAAGTCTTCGCTTTTAAGTATTGGAGAGCCAGACGTGCCATCTTGATCTACAGCGCTGTACCAAATCTTTGCGGTGTTTTTTTCAACAAAAATCATGCGTCGCTTATACGAAGCGCAGGTAACAAGATTGCTAAGAGTAACGCCTGTATAGGTAACGTTAATTGCTACTCCAGTACCCGTATAAACTTGAGCAGCATCAGCAGCGGAAGCATTAGTAAGATAAATGTTGTTGTTAAGAATAGCCCAAGAAAACTCTCCGCTTGTATGCGGAGTAGCCTTGGTTATATCCGTTACAACACCGCTTGTTGTAACCGCATAGAGCTTAGTAGCAGTTGCTACAATTAAAACCGTCGTGCCATCTTTCTTTGGCAAACGATACATAAATTGTATCTCGCCACTGATAGTTGCACCTGTAGTTGCTAGTTCTTGATAGCCAAGCCGCACACTAGGAGCACCAGCACCAGGAAACACGTTTACTAACTCCAACGCATAGTTCGGATCCATCTGGTCAATAGGAGCTACCAGATCTAAGCCACCGTACGGAGGTGGTATTGTGTAGCCTTGTAATGCCATCAATACTTCCTAAACATTTGTTGTCTTGTTGGCATTTGCTGCTGCTGTTGCGGCTGTTGTGGCATACTAGCTGGATAATTAACCATTTGAGTCCAATCTATTGGTGGCATATAACCTTGCTGCCCAAGTCCATTTTGTAGTCCTGGAATTGGCTGATACATTTGCTGCATCGCCTGCTCACGAGTGCCGTATACGCCTGGGCTTAAACGATACTGGCCACCCATATTTGCTGATGGTTGTGGCATTTGCGCAAAAAGATTAACCATACCTGGCTGCTCTGGTTGTTGCCCTGTCATAGCTCCAACATAATCATAGGCATTCGATCCTGGTGGAAGTTGTGCTGGTTGGCCGATTGAAGTTTGCATAAATCCAGGGTCTGTAGCTGGGCCTTGTCCGCTAATAGCCACAGCCGTTCTATCCATGTTGTTACCTCGTTGATATGGTGCTGGACCTCTTGGCGGCATTTGTGGCTGACGATTTGGCTGTTGAGGCAATGCTCGTCCGCTTTGATTAGTAAGCCGTCCACCAGCGTCACGATACACACCAGGAGAAAGACGCTGAAGGCTTTGAGTTAGGCCACCACCTGTTTGTGGCTTGCTTGGATCTCGTCTAAGTGCTGTCTTGGATCGCATAACTATTTCCCTTTCTTGTAGTTTGCTTCTAGTGCCTGTCTAACTGTTTTCGCTGGTCCTACGTGCCCTTTATCGTTCATGTACATACCAGGAGATACTCGCACTACTTCGCCTCGTGGGGGACGTTGTACGGGCGTTGTTGGACCTTGAACACCTGCTCCAGCCTCTTGAGCAAAAGTAGATTTGCCAATAACAGCTTGAATGTTTTTGAGTACATCGTCGTTAGTCTTTGCATTACTGGTAACAGCGTTAACTAACATTCCAGTGTACTGTCCTGGAAAAAACTTCTTCTTTGGATCATCTGCTCCGTAAATGTTGCGAATCATTGGGTCAATTTGATCCGTAGCAAACTTAGCTAGCGGATTTGAAAAGTCCACGTCCCAGGCATTTCTGGTAGTTTTCTCATCGGCATTTTTGTATTTAGTTTTGCCATCTAGTCCGATGTTGAACTTAGAACCATCAGCAAGAGTTACATGATCCGACCCGTCAATCTTTTCAGCTACGCCTGTTTCTCGTAGCTTGCCACGAAAGTCGTCACGCAGTTGTTGCGGGGCCGACTTGCCAGACGTCATCATTGCGCCAATAGAACGTTTTCCTAATAAACGCAATCCAATATTAGCTATCGCACCCTGCGGAGTTATATTTACGGCTTGATTAGTCCAATCAGCTCTATCTCCACGACCTCGCAGAATATCTTTCATGCCGCTTTCCCAAGCATTACTAACAATTGCTAAACCTGCTGCTACTGGTAGTGCTACTGAGCCAATGCTTCCCAAAGTTGAAGCTCCTGCTGTTCCAGCTCCTCCAGCTGCTGTACTTCCAGCAGCCGCACTTCCAGTCGCTGCCCCAGTTCCTGCTGCCGCACCACCTGCCGTCGCAGCCTTAGCTCCCGTAACGCTTAATAATGTTGGTTTAGCTACGGTTGCAGCAGCTCCCTTAGAAAATAGTCCTGGTATTTGCGTAGCTGCTACAGCACCACCGATTGTTCCAGCCGTTTGAGCGTAACCCGCTTGCTCTGCCTTCTTCTCTGCCTCACGCTGTCTTTGTTCTGGCGTCTTGCCTGGACCGAAGCGTTGTGTAACAAGCTGGTCTACCTGCATTGGATTAAGCCCACGACTGCGGAGGTAATAAATATAAGCGATAGCATCGTTATAGGTAATTTCAGGATCAGGTCTTGGTTGAGTATCTTGTGCCATTATATCCACGTTCCAAATACAGCAGTGCCGCTTCTTGCAAACAGTTCTGCCCTTGTATGCCCACCAGCGTAAATAATCTTGCCAGGATTATCACGACTAAACTCTTCATGAAGTTGCCCAGTAAATACAGGCTGTACCGTAGATAAGCCATGCATTTGAGCAAACTTCTCCATTACGCCTTGCTCCACTAACTTTTCATTAAAAATGCTTGTATCAGTATCAGCAAGGAAAGTGCTGTAAGCACCATCATAATAAGTCCAAGTAACACCGCCGTCAGACACCGACCCGCTTGTATGCGTTGGAGCAGTAGAACCTGTAGTTCCACCAGCCGTAGTTGTGTAGTAATTGCCGTTGTAAAAGCAGTAAGAATTAGCAGCAAAAAGAGTGCTAGCCGTCCAGGTCTTAGGCTTTACAGACCTATCAGCTATATATTCAAAAACAATAATATTGCCGTTATTAGTAGCACTAGGAGTCGGCGAAATAAGTATTTCAGTATTTGATAAGCCTCTGATTTGGAAACGCTGGTAAACAGTAGTGTTAAGCCCAAAACCTCGAATCTCTCCGTACTCCTGTTCGGACATTGGTCCAAGGATTCGCCATCTGGTTGAGCTGTTCCAGAATGTTTCATACTGATACCAAGAAAAAGCGGCAGGCAAACTATAATTAGCTTGCCCGCCTACCAAGGTTATAGAGCCTGACGCATAACATTTTGGCCAGGGATAGGCCTCGAATATTTCCCTATTAATGCGCTGCGTCATAGCAAGTAATTGCTTCGTCGTAGTTTCAGTAGAGCCAATAATAGTTGGATCAACTGTGTATCCGCACTCTGCCGCTACATTTGAAACAATCGTTGCTAAACTCATACCTTCCTTGGTCTACCTCTGCGCTTCGGAGCATCTTCTTCAACTTCATCAAGTGGCTCGTCGACCTCAACGTCTTCGACAAGAGATGGTCGGATCACCTCCTTTCGCATTGAACGAAGATTAGTACCTTCATTCGCCTCTACTCGTTGCATTAAGAACTCGATCTGTTCTTCTAACTTAGCGGTCCTACGCTCTTCTCGCTCAAGTAACTGCTTGAGTTTTACTACCTCATTTTGCGAGGAGCTGGCCGCTTGCAGCCAATCCTGTGCCATCTTTATAAACTTAGACAGTGGACCCATGCGACGCTTTACATCGTCATTAGCCTCTGCAAGTTGCTCTACAGTCTTGAAACCAAGGTACTGCAACTCTCGCATAGCAGAGCCAGTCATAGGCGCCCACTCTGCAAGTGGAGTACCTGACGTGACAGGCTCGCTACCGGCTTTAAACGCAGCATAAAGCTCAGGATATTCGGTAGCATCCTGTGGTTCTATTTTACGAACTGTCTCATCTCCACCTGGGTACTGAATGCTGATGGAAGGAATTTCGTCAAATATAGGACGACCCTCTTTAGCGGTCTTTTCCCGATTCTCATTGTAGGCATTAAAGAACTTTACGTTAGCGCCAGAGTAACGTCGCTTTGGCTGACTGCCTCCGTTCATTAATGCGTTCCAATCAATTTGTGCCATAGTTTCTCCTGTTAAATACGCATCATGCGTACTTAACTTATAGCACTACCCTTCAATAACCGTAACAGTGTTGATTGGGCTACCACTTGTCTGGTACGCCGTAATAGCTCCTGCGGGAACAAATCCAGCATCAAACCGAACTACATTTGAACCAGCAGTACTTGGTAGCACATAACAAAAGTTAGTTGCCGTTGGGGTAATTCCAGTAAGCGTAGCGCCGCTAAAACTAATAGCTATGTTAGCAGCCGAATTGTTTTGAATAAGCAAGAAGTTACGGAAAGGCTTTGCAGCAAGAAGCGTAGTGCTAGTGGCCGTATTTATTGTGGGAGTAGTTGTTGTAGCGTTACCCGCAAACGATGTCATAAATCACCTATAAAACGGGGGGATTGCTCCCCCCTAACCATTAAACAGCTTTTGTAAACTTGAGGTAATAAAAAGATGTTCCGTTGGATACAACTACAAAGCAGTTAGTATCAGCGTCAGCATCTTTAACAATACCCACAAAACCTGTTCCAACCGTAGCAGGAGCGCCGAACGAAGTCGTCAACTCTGCCGCTGTTGGGGTTGTGTCATTTACATTGTTAATAGCCATTTTTGTACGAACACCACCTGCCGTAGCTACTACAGCGTTGGTGCTCGTTACGGTTGTAAAAGTACCGTTAGATACCTCCACAGCCTGCTCAGGTGGCATACCCAAACCGATAAGATTTGTCGTACTTGGCATAGAAATCCTTTAAAAATTGGGGGGCTTTTACACCCCCCAACAGGTTAGTTTACCTTTAAGTGACCGACAGAACCAAGCTCTACAGCAGCAGCAGGTGTGGTGGATGCCAACCCAACAACATAAGCAATCTTAGTCGTTGAAGCGTCATCAGCTACACCAGCGGTTGCAGTTGTGTTGAGGTTGTTCTTGGCAACATAGTTTGCTGCTACCTTGCCCTTTATTCCCTTTCCAACTCCACCGCCATTTAGTCCGCCAACCCAAACCCAGAAGTACTCATTATCAGCGGCAGCTACTTGAGCTACACCGACCAAAAGTCCCTGCGAGCCAGCATTCGTAGTAGTGAGCATGGCGGCTTGGCCGTCTGCCTCAATCTTTACGAAAGCATACTGGTCAACAGCACCATCAGCTTGAACGAAGACAAACTCCCCAGATGGAGACGAACCAACGTCCCTAACCTTTGCGGGAAGTGGGATAGTAGTTCCATCCCATACCTTCTTGTAATTAACTCCAAATGATCCAGTTATCGACATAATTCTTCTCCTTTACAATTAAGCGTAAATTACAGCCTGAAGTGCAGGAGCAGAACAGCAGAGGTTTCCTTCAACAATAACTACTGTGAAGAAAGCATCCTGGTCTACTGGGCGAGCCATCTCTGGAGCGAGGGGCTTAAAGTCAGCTCCTCGAACCATGTCGAACGACCAATACTTAGTATTGAGAAGTCGGCATGAGTTGGTCTCAAGCACTGAAGAACCGTATCCACCGTCGAATACGAAATCGCATCCGTCGTAGCTCAGTACACGAAATCCAGCTACAGCCTTCTTTGCAGGAAGCTGAATACGCTGAATAGCTGTGAGCGAGCTGTGGAGGTACTTCCAAGCTGTGCGGTCCATAAGTCCAAGGTCTGGCTGCTCATCGCCACGAGTAATCTGGCTGATAGCATCCGTAATCTGCTCCTGCACGTTTGATGCAGAAAGAGTTACGTTTACAGCCAAGTTACGCGCCCATGTGTTAGCGCCACGATCAATGGTTCCATAGGTTCCCGACGATGGTGAAGTCGAAACAGCCTTCTTAATACCGTCGAACTCAAGTCCACCAGATCCCGTTCCATCGCCACGAAGCGAGGTCGAAACTGTGTTCTTGAGGCGAGCGATAGCTGCCTTCATCTTCATCTCAGCGAGATCAAGCAACATAGCCTGATCACGATTAGCACGTCGGTCACGACCGCTGATAGCTACAGGCTCATAAACCTGCTTGATAGCGAATCGGAACGCCGTAGCATCGTCGATTGAATCAAGGTTGAACGATGAGAATCCGGAGTAGAAACCGCCCTGCGCCGCATCATTGTACATAATCGGCTTGCGAAGCTCATATCCACCGGAGAACTTACGAATTAAACCCTGCTCATCCAGCGAAGCAAGAAGTGGATTGTGGTGAAGAACCTCATCCGCTATTGCATCTGACTGGTCAAACAAGGTTGCTACTACTGCTTCCTCTAAGTTTGCCATTTTAATTATCCCGTTAATTTATTGTTTAGCGGGATAACTAAAAGCCTAGTCGCCTCCGACCAAGCGCCTTCGTAAATTATCCCGCAGGTTTTTAGCTTCTATCTTGGGAGTCCCCGAACCAGCGGAGCCAGATATAGACCTAGACGCAGCTTTGGCTTTTTCCACCGCTGCTTTTTGTTCTTGAATCACCGGCTTAGCAGTCATCTTAGAAACGAGACTGGAGTAAGCGGGGTTGCCGTTAATTACATAATTATAGGCAGTTTCTAGTACCTGTTCAGGGGAACCGTAGCGCCCTGTGGAACTAAGAGCCTGCACTACTGGAGCCATATCTGCTTCGATTTGCGAAGCTGTTTCTGGGTCCTTGAATATCGGCTTACTATTCATGAATGATTCTACAACTCTCTGATTGTAGTACTCAACTGCTTTTTGCTCTTGGCTTTTAAGTATGTTTTGTGCTCGCTCATCTGCTATGCGTTCAGCTTCTTCTCTGGTGAGATAATTCTGCTGCTGAGCCTGGGGATATTGCTGCTGGTACTCTTGTTGTAGCTCCATTAAGTCTTGTGGGCTAAGGCCGTAAGCATCGAGCCATTCTTTAGCCGCTTGCTTTGGGTTAGCTTGCATAGCTTGGTCCCAAGCAATAGAACGACGAGTTACATCAGCTAGGCTTAAACCTTGCTTGGCGTAATCGTTCTCATATTGCTTAATAGTGTCATAGACGCTAGCAGTTTGCTTACGAAGCTCCTCAACTTCAGCCATTTTACGGCTGTAATCAGACCTAGTTTCATAAGCCCTACGGTTGAGGTATTCCTGTAAGATATGAGCGTTGGCTGCCGTAGGATTGAGGAACGCTTCCTTTTCCTCCTTACGCATATCTGCGGGAGGAAGTAATGCTGGTCGCTCTACTTGCGGTTCAGTTACGACTTCTTCTACTGATTCTTCAACTGGTTCAGCAACTTCTGTTTCGGCGGTTTGCTCATCCAACTGTTGTTCTAAACTGGCTCTTATACTAAGTCTTTCTGGCGAAGCTCGTTCTACCTGCACTTCAGTATCAGCAGCGTCGATTGTTTGATTATCTTCCATGGTTTAACCTGTCTCTTAAATTAGACATTAATTTGTTTATTACTTGCGTTTCGGACCATCGTGTCTCTTTTTCGGGGACGTATCCCTTATCGTACGCATCCCCAACTTCAACAGCTCCAGCGGCTCTATAGACCGCCCTAAGTTTACTTTTGCTGGTGTAGATCTCTTTAGGATTCAGAGGATTCCTTGTTGGGGGCATCTCGTCTTGAATGAACAAATCACGAGCGTTACTTTGTGCCCTTTTTGCTACTTCTTGTATTGGAACTA